GGTTGTTGAACCACTCTCATATTGTCGTGTTCCAGCACTCATAGTTAATTTTCCTTATGTTTCCGAGTAATATGAATTTTCATGTTACTCTCTGTAGCAAATCTTTTTCTGCAACCTTTTACAGTACATTTCAAAGATTTACTTTTATTAATTTCTCTTGTTTCCCGTTTTTTTAACTCTTGTGCTAACATATCGGTTGCCACCTCAAGACTGCTCTTACTGGAAATTTCTGTACTATCGGCTTCTAACGTCTCAAGCACAGGGCGAGCCATGAGCCAATTTTTCTGTACGGCAGTAGCGAGACCATGAATCTGTCCAGGGTACTTAAGGGTTTCCCATTCACCATTTATTTCACGATAAAATATCGCTTGGTCTGGTGTAACGTATTCAGGTAACGGTAGTTCCTGTAAATTGTTCCTTTCTAAATATTCCTTAACCATGTCAGGGTGTTGTGCAATCACTTCACGCTTCCAATAGTTTTGCATTATTTTCGGTGGTGCAATAACTGGTTGTTCCATTATCTTTTCCCTCTTTTTCCTCTTTTTCGTTTCTTAGTTTTTGAGATAGCTTTACCTGGCCTGGCTACACTATCCTCAATCTTAGAAGGTGGCATCCAATCAAATAATTTTTTGTTGGAGTCTATGTTATCTACAATTGTTCCATTTCTTATTACAGAAGTGGTAAACGGTTTTCTTAGATAGATGTTTGCAGCATATCTCGGAACGACTAACTTTGAACCATCTCTCTGGTCATAAAGCGTCACCTTCTCAGCATCAGCTGGAATATCAAGGTTTAACTCTGCAATAGAATCACCCAAGAACTGTTTTACTTGTCCTCGTTTTTTGTTAATCCATTGAGACGTATCCTGAGTTACCACAATTTACCTACCTTTCTTAGATAGCATCAGTAGCTGAAAGTATTTCAACTCCCCATGTATCTACAATTTCTGACTCACCCCAAGTACCAACAGTTACAATTTCTGTTCCTCTTAGTGATGCGTCTCTTTCTTCTTCTGCACTTATTTCACTTTGCATTGCAAGTGCTAGTGCTTCTCTTGCGAAGACTCCACCTTTAGAGTCTCCTGAACCATCTCTTGAGATGTTACCATCTTCGTAGACAGGAACACCAAATACTGGGTCGTTACCTCTCCAGTAAGAACTGATTACATCAGCTGATGGTCCTTCTGGTACAGTCTGAGCTGGCATTCCTGTGCCACCTGCTTGTATACCTGCAAGTTCTTGAGTCAACCTTCGTATCTGCTCTGGGTGTAAAACTGCATTAGGTTTACTTGGAGCTGGTCCAAATGTTGAGTTGTTGTCGGTTCTCAAATAAGATACTGCACCTGCAATAGTAGTAAATGTTGCATTATTACCTGCACCTGGTACAGACTTTGAGAAGCCGTCTAGTAAAGTTACTAAGTCGCTATCTAGCAATCGGCCTACTGCTCTTCCGTGCATAGTACCTACTGCTGACAGTACGTTTTCGTTGTTTTCATGTCGTAATCGGTCACTAACAAATGATAATATTCCGTGTTCAGATGCAGTCAAACTAACAACTGTTGCTGTAACTTGCTGTGGTACAGATAAATCTACACCTTCAGTAAGGGCTACTGCACTTTGTCTTCCCCAAATAGGAACGTTAATTTGCTTGCTGCCAGCTTCTATATCATACCTCATTACAAGGTCCATCATAGGTGCTGACGGCTCTACGTTATCAA